GTTCTGAAACTACTACAGAAAGACCACGGGCCTCTGAATAGTTTGCTGAGTCAGCATCTAGTTCTTCAACAAAACGAACCTTTGCTGATTGACCGTCCGCAAGTTTAACCCAGCGAACCTTTTGTCCCGTTCCTTCATACTTTGGTTTTTCGAGCAGGGCGTTGATGTCTTTTAGTCCCTTAATTACGCTCATATGTTTCTCCTTTGTGTTGTTATATTAGTTTAGCATAGAGATGATGTCTTTGTCAAATGAAACTTCCAATTGCTTGATATCTTCATCTGACATATCACCTATGTCTTTGTATTGTTTATTTAGTTGTATAACAGAAACACGAGATCCAAGTTTTTCAATTATCTTATCTTTCATGTTTCCTCCTGCCTCATCATTATCAGCAATAACAATAATGTTATTGAAATACTTTTGAAGCAATTCTATTTGTAGGTTAGATACGTTAGACCCAAGTGTTGCTACTGCTGGCAACCCTACTTGATCAAGTCTAATTGCATCAAATGACGATTCTACCACATATACCTTATCTGCTGTCTTAACACGATTAAGATTGAATAATGTCTTTGCCTTTGGCAAACCTGGAGTGTTCTTAAACTCTTTACCCTCAATTGATCTACCAACAAATCCTACTGGCATACCGTCTGGACTATGCACTGGAACTGTAACCATATCCTGCTTTTCAGAATACCCTAAAGAAAACTTTGACCAAGATGGCATTTCAATTTTGCGATACTTAAAGTAATCCTTTGCTCTATCAGAAGATAGCAAAGTATTGTTTAGTCTTTTTAAAATCAATTCATCAAACGGAGTGAACTCTGGCTTAACTACCAATTTCTGATTGATATCACGTTCTAGGTCTTGCTCTGTTTCTTTGCTCTTTATAAAACGAACTGATTCAAAGTAGGTTCTTCCTGACGTGTGCATAACAAACTCAACAAGATCAGCAATATGGTGGCATGAGAAGCAAAAGAAAGTTCCATTATTCTTATCAATTTCTCCAGCAGGAGTACGGTTATTATTATGAAATGGACAAAAGATTATATAGTCAGAGTCTACTTCGGATTCAACTGTTATACCTGAGCCTGTAACGACTCTTTTGATTTGCTCTTTTGTATATAGATTGGCTTGTTTACGTCTATCCCTAATATCCATTCGCTTTTCCTTTTCCCTGCGTATACTCCGTGTAGTGATATCTCAAATTCAAAGTAGTTCTTATTCTCATTATAGTCTATAGTAAAATCTGGGTCAATGTCAATTCTTGGTACATAGCCAGACAAGCGCATTTCTGAGGTAAGTAGCCTTGTGTACTCACCCTTTAGCCTGCCCAGCATTGATTCATCATGGATGATCCCACTAAGGGAAAACCTTTTAATTGTCTTATGATGAAAATTTGACATACCATATTATAACTACTTATCTTCAAAATCTTTGTATCGATAGTATCCCTTATCGAAGTCTACCTGTACAAGGAAGTCTCCCATAAAGCCATGACGGTTCTTTCTAAAGGCACACTCAATAACATCGCTATTTGTACCACGACCAAGGGCAATAACCCAGTCTGCATCATATGCAATCTGTCTAGACCATGCTGTCTGTCCTAGTGTAGGTACTGTTGATAGGTCATTAACATCGTCTGGTGTAGCAGATGAGATAGCAATAATAGGCACTTCTTCACCAATAGCCATAAGTTTAAGTTCTCGTGAAAGATTCTTCATTCGTACCGTTTCATTATCTGACTTCTGATTAGGAGCCATCAACTGAAGGTAGTCAACAATTACAAAGTCTGGCTTGTACTGGTCAATCTTTCCACGAAGAACTGAAGGGTTAATTTCTCCACCCTGATCATTTGAAATGATGTGAAACTCTGGCTTGCCCTGAAGATTCTTAGCATGCCACGACTTAAGCATATCTAGTTCAATCTCACCATTTGAGATCTTTCTATGTGACCAAAGACCTTCCCCCATAATAGTAAATACACGGTTACGAACTTCAGTCTCAGACATTTCAAGTGAGATCACTAAAGGTGTTTTGCCTTGCTTCCATGCTTGTACAGCAAAGTACAAAGCCATCCACGACTTTCCAATACCTGGATATGCAAGGAACACACCTAACTGTCCTGGCATGATTCCTGCTGGAAGATAGTTGTCAAATCCTGGAAGGTTAGTCTTAATACCAATCTTACCTAAAGCCTGCTGCTCTTTTACATTTTCAAAATAAGCAACTGCTGACTCTAAGTCAGTAACATCAATATCACGAATTGCAGAAGTATTCTTTTTTAGTTCTGAGGTTTGTGTAATCAGACTATCTAAAGCCTTTGCCCCCTCACCTTGCTGAACTTCTCCAGCAGCAGAGCGCAAGATATCCTTTAGGCTATCATTTAGATATTCTGTTTGTAATTCTTCTAGGTGGTGCTTAGTTGCTCCGATACCAGGAATTGGATCAAAGTCCCTAAACTTTTCAACAACTAAAGACACTGGCGGAACTGCTGAGTTATGCTCAAAGTAATTGCGAATAAACTCCCAAACATCATTATGTGTTCTGAGCAGGTTATCAATATTTGCCTGAAGTAGTACGTGAACCTGCTTGTCCTCAAGCACAGCCGTAATTAGTTTTGCCTCTGTGTTATTCACTTAGCCACTCCTTTGCCATTCGTCGGCGCTCTGCCCTATCTTTATCGTCTTGTTCTTTGTCTTTCTTTGCCTGTAAAATTTTTTCTGTATTGTATGCAAAGTAGTTCCATGAAGGAGACTGTGCAACACTAAAGTAATGTTCTAGTAAATCATAGCACTGACCAATCCCATATGACTCAATGAGTGCATCTGCTGACCATTGCTCAACATTTAAATTTAAAGATGGCTTTTGCTCATACTTTGCAGTATGGTGTTTGCTGTAGCGTGAAAGCAAAGCCATTCGGTCTTTGCGTTCTGCCATTATCCTTCAGCAGCCTCTGACTGAGCCTCTTGAATCTTTTCTGTTAACTTGTCTTCAACAAACTTATAGACACGCTCAAATGCCTGATCTGTATTTTCTCCATCACGCTTACTGTCTACAACACCAAGATCAAGTCGTAATGACTGAAAGTTTCCTAGATTAAGTGTGTAGCCTAAAGTAACTGATACCTTTGTTTCTTCCATCTTATACCCCTTTATTAAATAGATTCATTCCAGATTGGAACAAATCGGCCATCTTCTGTCTTCGTATATGTAAGTATACCATCGCCCATTCTGCGTGTCAACTCTTGCTTTGTAGGCGTAATATCATTTGTTATTAAATTATCTTTTCTTGGTCTTCCAATATGGTGTGATGCTAGTATATCACGAATCTCCCTAACTTGCGATTCAGAGTAATATGATCTTACCTGGAAACCTCTAGCACCACCTTTTTGTGATCCAGTAGGAAATGGAATTACTCCACGCTTCATTAGGTCTGGCATATATTTTTTATGACGATTAACCAATTCTGCTGTTTGACCAACAGTATATGCTCGTTCTCTTTTACTTTTAAAATCACTAATTAAACAACTTTCAATCTGATCTTTTGTAATGTTATAAACAGACATTATGCCATTAGATTTATTGAAGTGATGAATCCTAACCAAGTCCCCATTTAAAAACCAAACTTTTTTATTGCCAGGGATTACAGGCTTGAGATTGTAGCCTTCGCTTTCAGTTGTTCCTTTTTTAGTAGCCATCTTCCCTCTTCTGAATCCTCTGGTGGATGAAAAAACTTTCTTGATCCACAATACAAACAATATGTTTCAATATGACCAACAGCAGAGTATTGGCGATCTACAAACATATTCTTGTGACATTTAGTACACTTTAACATCAGTTAGGTATTCCGATAGCAATAATGTTGACAGCAACGGCTAAGTCACCAGTTGAGTTAAACCGAACAATTCCTTCTACCTTAGATGTTGTAACTGTTTTTAAAACAACTGAAACATTTTTACCAGCATCAGTTTTACCTATATTAATTGGTGTTGCTGTTACTACTGGAGCATACTTAAAATCTGCTGCAAAATCATACGAGAATCCCACCTCGTTTGCTGTGTTCTTTGTAGCGGTTGAAACTACTTCTACGTACCCTCCGATTATACGGGCCTCAGAAGCCTTCACACTCTGTTTTCCGACACCTAGAGTGTCTACGGTAACATACTTATAGGTCGCTGGAGATACCTGTGTTGAAAGTTCATTAATTGCATTTGCTAGTTGATAGACGTAGGAAACATCAAGCGGTTGCCCTCGTTCTGGAAGTGGTATCTTTGCCATTATTCTATTATACCATCACACATCTGTCAAAACTGTCTGAAAAAGCGTGGCTGCGGAAAATCTAGTCTTAGGAAATGTTGGAGTTTGAACTGCAAACATTACCTGAGTTGCCAGATCTTTAACTAAACAACTATAAGTATTGGTGCTCTGGTTGCCAATATACTCCCAAGATCCAGAATCCCATTTAACATAAATATCATATCCAGATATATCTTTTACTTGATCCCAAACTAATCTAATCACATCAGACTCAGGGTCTACAGAGAGAGAATGCTTGACTGTATTTATTAATGGAGCACCCAACTTATATTGAGAAGACCAATGAGATGTTCTATTTTTATCTTCTGAAATAATTCTATATCTAACTATATATTTATTGTCTACTCCAGAAATAGATGGCAGGTTCTTTTTTTGAATAATAACCTTTTTAATCCCTGCATCTGCCATTATTGAACATCCATTGCAAATCTAAATTCGATATAGTTTGTTGTATTTGCTGCTTTTACAATTGTTCGTGCGTCAGTATTTTTAATTACTGAGTATCCAGTTAAACCATAAAGTGGATTTGTTGTTCCAGTATTCTCAAATCTAATTGCATCTAAGCATACATAGAAATCTGATGAAGGAACGCCATTGTCTATAACAGAAGCATATATTTGAACCACATCAATACTGGCCCATGTAAAACCAGTACTCTTCACTAGTTGCTGTAATTGCTTAGTAGTAACAAAATATCTTTGTGTCGCAAAATCATAATCACCAGAATTTAAAATAACTTCAAATCTTGCATACTCTCCAGTGCCATGAATATCAGTAGATGAGAACTGCAAAAGTATTCTAACAGAATCAGGTGTTGCAGTAGACTGCCCATCTTTACTAGCCAAAGCAAATGACAACTTAAGTGCATCGGTTGGAGCATTTTTATTAAAATCTAAAGTGGCTCCAGTTAAGTGAATATGTTCAGATCCAGACTGAACTACAAGTTTTCCATTTCCATCAACAGTCAAGTTTGCAGAATCTCCTGCCAACATAATAGTATTGTTAAAAAATCTACATCTTTCGTATCTATTGATTCTTTGTGTATTAGTAAAAATTCTATTATCAGCATTTGTCTGAAATACTGAATATGGTTGATCAATCACATTATCATTATTATCTCCATCTAATGGTTGATAAATGATAGGGATATCTGTTGCAGCGCTTGTTGTATGGTGTTCCCAGTTTTCGTCTTGAGTAAAAGCATAAACAGACTTGCTATCATAAGCGCCTGCTGCTGTATTAGATCCTGCAGAGTAAACGCCTATTTCGCTTATCTCATATCTTTCTTCTGTTGGTAACTCGGCAGTAAGAACAACCTTAGATACGCCATCTTCATTTACATACCCTCGTGAAGTAATGGGTACTCTAAACATCTCAAAATCGAGTGAGGTTTTTGATGAGTAATCTCCTAGGGTTGCATCAGTGTTCACTGGAGTAGCCCCACAGCCAACAGCAATATATGATGCGTAGGCTGGTGCCTGACCAATTAAGTATTTTGCAAGAATTCCCTTGCCAGTATTAGTTATCATTTAGTTCACCTCATATATTGTATCATTAAAAATTGCACCAGAGTTTAATATCTCAACCTCTA